GCACTGACATCCTGCGAAGTTGTGCAGAACTGTGGGACATCAGCGAACGCATGGCTGACAACTACATCGCAGAAGCTCGCGTAAAACTTGAGGAAGATTGCCGCATGTCCCGTGAAGCTTTTATGGCTGAAGCGCTTGCTGGTTATCGCTCACTTCGCGAACAAGCCGAAAGGCGTGGACAACTTATGTGCGCCAAGCAATGCCTTGACGCTCAAATCGCTCTTGTTGGTTTAGGAAAATCATGATCAAACCAGACCCAATGATGTGCTCCAAGCCCGGTGCTGAAGACATCGAGGCCCTCACGAATCGGCAAATCTGGATCGAGTATCTCTACGAATTAGACGGGCGTCATCGCAAAGATCACCCCAGGCATGGCGTCTACACAGGACTTGCCAAGGCTTACGCACTTCTCCCCGTTCACGACTGTTGATTAATGCAAGAGCTACAAGTCAGCCCGTTGAACGACGATCACGACCTATACAAGGTCTGCTTAGAAGACAACGGCATCAGTGCTTGCGCTCTTGTTTCGTCAATGCATCTTGTAGAAGACAAGCGCCGTCAGCTTCAGCAGTCCATCATTGTTGTATCTCGGCAAGCATTTAATGAATGAACAAATCAGACCTGGCCCGGCCAGTTTCTGTCACTCTTTCGTTCTCTGACTGGTGTTTGATGATCGGAGTATTAAGCAGCATCATTGAAACCACGATTGAATACCAAGACCCGCAGATCAGGCATCAGCTTTCTGCGTTCTCCCGCATGAGAGAAACAATCGACAGGGCTACGGACTGATGTCATTACTTAGCGCCTGCCCTGGAGGCACTCTCCTCGAACCTCCCAAGCCAACTGATCCTGAATACAGAGGCACTGCCGATGATTCCGAAGCCTTACGCAACCGGATCAAAGCCGATCTCCTTCCGTACCAAAAGGAAGTGGTCGAAGACACCGACCACAGGATCATTGGCTTCGTGGCTGGATACGGCGCAGGTAAAAGCCGAACAATGTGCGCCTGGACTGTTCTTTGTGCTCTCGATAATCCAGACACCCTCGGTGTGATGTTTGCCCCTACAGGGCCATTGGTGCGTGATGTCGTCATCCGCACGATGGAAGATTTCCTCGAGCAATACGAGATCGAATTCACCTATCGGGCAAGCCCATTGCCTGAGTTCACGCTGCTACTGCCAGAAGGTCCGGTAACAGTGCTTTGCAGGTCCATGGAGAACTGGGCGCGAATTATCGGCCTCAACTGTTCCTTTATCTGCGCTGATGAAATTGATACCAGCAAGATTGAGATTGCCCGTCGAGCGGTAGATAAATTCCTTGGTCGCCTTCGCGCGGGTAAGCGCCGCCAGCTAGGGCTATTCAGCACACCAGAAGGTTTTGGCATCCTCTATTCAATGTTTGTTGAGGAAGCTGCCAAACCAGATCGCGCTTTATACAAGGGCCGCACTGCCGACAATCCATACCTTCCGCCTGATTTCCTTGATGCAATGCGGGAGAACTACAGCCCTGCACTGTTTAAGTCCTACACCGAGGGCGAATTCTGCTTACTGACCCAGGCGGCGGTATATCCAGAATTTGATCGGCACCAAAACATCACTACCCAATCAGCACCAACAGAGCGCGACGTGATCTGGTGTGGGGTCGATTTCAACGTGAACCGCTGCATGCTGATCATCTGCGTGCAGCAGGGCGATGGCATCCACGTCATTCAAGAGTTTGTGGCACGCGATACGCCTGGAGTAATCGAGCGGTTACGGCAGGAATATCAACCCTGGATCGATCACAACCAACTGATTGTTTGCCCAGATGCCAGTAGCCAAAGCAAGAGCACAAAGAACGCGGGCATATCTGACTTTGGGCTAATGAAGCAGGCAGGCCTCAGGATCCAGACGCAAGCCAGCAACCCATTCATTCGTGATCGGGTTTTGACCCTTAATACGCAGATTCTTAATGCCAAAGGTGAGCGCCGCTTGTTTGTTCACCCGCAGTGCAAACAGATGCTGCGCGGTCTTGAGCAACAGGCGTACGACCAAGCAACCCAGCAACCAATGAAGGGTGACGGCGGGGTTGATGACCTATCTGGTCAGACCGATGCGCTTGGTTATGCCGTATGGCAATTGGCCGGCATTAAGGCTTGGAAAACTGGCAGTGGCAAGAGTCGGATGGCTCAGGTTTATTGATCCTGCCCCAGCCACCACGGGCAACAAATAGCTGCAACGCTGCAGGGCGATAACGCACGCCCCGGTAGCAAAGCCACAGGTTGGCTGGATAAGTCTTCGGCAGTGGGATTGGCCCAGTCATAAAAAAAGCCGGCGTCCCAAACCGGCCCGGTGCAGCAGTTCGAGGAGTCCATCCCTCCCCGCAGTTATCGTACCGATACGGCTACGCAACGCAAATGGCAGCTAAACGCGGTCTCTACGCCAACATCAACGCAAAAAGAAAAGCAGGCAAGAAACCCCGGAAGCCTGGCAGTAAAGGAGCGCCAAGCGCTGCAGACTTCAAGGCAGCAGCCAAGACAGCAAAGAAACCGCCCAAGAAAAAGAAGTGAACTGGGCTGCGTTATTAGCCGATGGAAACGTTCCTGATTCCCCTGGTAGGGCCGCTGCTGTTCAGGTTGCTGTGGCGCGATCTGCAGCTAAAGCAGCGTTAAAGACCAGGCCTAAATCGGGGGCAAAGAAACTTCGGGGATCTCGCTCTTGACCATTGCAGCCACCGTTTCACGCATTGCCCTATTGAGGCGTAACAACGTGATAGCCAGGTCTTTTGCTTGTTGTAGATCGTCAATCTCGTAGATCTCTTGGCATTGCCGGACAAAATCAAATTCCCGGGCCATTTGATAGCGATCCACGGTAAATCGGGCAACTTAGAATGATGTTAATAAGTCATTACGGGTGAGCCTTGGCTGATAACTCGCGCTCTTATCCCAGCGGTATCTACGGACCTGGCAATGGCCCGCCAGATGAAGGGTCGCTGAACAACCAAGCGGAAGCAGGGAACGATCCGTCGTGGTTGTCTGGCCCTTATTTGCAGATGAGCGAATGGTGGCAGCCAATCCTTATTTGTATGGGTGGCACGCAGGAATTAAGAGAGAACGCTGCAACACTTCTCCCAATCGAACCCAAGGAAGATGCACAGGCTTGGCGTAGAAGAATCAACCATGCCGTTTTATCGCCATTTTTAACTCGATTAGCTGAGCAAGCGGCTGGTTTGATTTGCCGTAAACCAATCACATTGCAGCCCAGAGAGGAAGGCGGTGAGGTTGATGAATATTGGACAGAGTGGATCAAAGACATCGATGGTTATGGCTGTGATTTGGATGCTTTTTCTCGCCGTCTTGTTCTTAACAGCCTTTTACTTGGCCACAGCGCGATCTTGGTTGATTTCCCGTCTACGGATCCTGCGCCAAATCTTGCTGTCGAACGTCAGTTGGGTCTTAGGCCTTACCTCCTGGAGATTCGCGCAGATCAGATCTTGGGCTTCCGCAAGGATGGCGACTCGCCGCTCGCGCAAGTAAATCAGATCAGGATCAATGAATATGTAACCGAGGCCCTTGGTGCCTTTGGCGATACCGTTGTACGTCAAATCAGAGTGCTCGAACAGGGCAAGTGGTCGCTGTGGCGCAAGGGTGAAGACGGTTGGGCGTTATATCAAGAGGGCACTACTAGCCTGCCTGTCATCCCATTGGCGGTGACGTATAGCGGCAAGATCGGCGAGCTAATGAGTAAGCCGCCATTGCTGCCAATTGCGAACCTCAATATTGCCCACGCTCAGAGGTTGTGCGATCTATTCCACAGCTTGCATGTAGCAAGTCAGCCGATCATGTATCTCAAAGGTTTCTCTGATAATGGTGACGATGAGATTGGCCTATCAGCTAATACCGCCATTTTGTTACCGCCTGAGGGGGATGTGGGCTATGCGGAACCGGCCGCCTCTGCATTTGATGCGCAGCAAAGTTTCATTACTGAGCTTGAGAACCAAATGCGCAATTTGGGGATCAGCACCCTGTTTAACCAGACGTATGTCGGGGAGACGGCAGAAGCTAAGGCCATGGACCGGAGCGATTCGGATTCGATGCTTTCGGTTGTTGCGCAAGACCTTGAGAAGTGCCTACAAAATGCGATTGATATGGCAGGGGCTTATGTAAACCGTGAAACGCCGATCGTTTCAGTTGCGCGTGACTTTGATCTGCAAAAGCTAGACGCGCAACAAACTGGCCAACTGCTTTCTATGTGGACACAGGGCGCGATTAGTCACGAACTCTTGTTGTCCATGCTTCAGCGCGGGGAGATCCTTCCTGACATCGACATTGATGCCGAGATTGAGCTAATTGAGTCAAGCAAACTTGATGGCTTAGATCTGCAAGCATCTGGCGGCGTTGCACCCGATGATGATGAGGAAGAATCAGGCGCTAGTGAAGACGGCGAAGAGCCAAGCGCGTTAAGGGCTGAAGTAGAACGCAGGCTGAAAAAGCTCGCGGAAGATGACGACGAAGACGAAGAAAACTAAGGCTTAGAATTGACCCATACGGCTTCGCAGTAGCAACGTGGACGATCTCCAACTTTTAGAGCTATTGGAGAAGGCAAAGGAGAAGCAGAAAGGCCCCAAAGGTGACACAGGGGTAGGGATCGAGAAGGTCGAGCAATTTGACGGTTCAAGTTTCACTCTGAGGCTGACGGATGGCTCGTTTAAAAAAATCGACTTACAACCCGGCGCTGACGGTAAAACTGGCGCAGTCGGGCCAATTGGTCCAAAGGGTGATGTCGGTGCAAGTGGAAGAGATGGCCGAGTTGGTGCGACAGGCGAAAACGGTGCGAACGGTCTTCCTGGCCGAGATGGATCATTTGTAGATACCGCAGTAGTTAACGCTGAAGGCAACCTGCTTTTAGGGCTTAGCACTGGCGAACTGATTTCTTGTGGGCGCGTTGTCGGACCTGCGGGTGCAACCGGTGCACAAGGGCCAACAGGCTTGCCCGGTGCTGACGGAAAAGATGGATCGGCTGTGTTGTCTGGACCACGGGCACCGCAGCAGGACGATGGGAACGAGGGGGATTTCTGGATTGATATTTCCTCTGCTGAATTCAGCTTTTATAAAAAAGGCGGCAACGGTTGGAGCAAGCTTGCCAACTTGCGGCAGCCTGCCAAAGACTTGCGCATGGGCGCTGGTGTAGGCGGTGGAAATGGTGAGGGCAGCGGTGGTGGGAATGGCGTTGACTTGCCGCCGGTCATTATTAATGTTGACCCGCCCGTTAATGGCAATAACAACAAGCCTGTTCGCGCTGGTGATCTTTGGTTTGATTCAGATCAGTTTGCCCTTTATGTAGCAACCAAAAACGCAAGCAACAATATTATTTGGGTCATTTGCATCCCTGGCGTTACCGGGGTGCCTGGCACTCAGACAACGTCTGTTCGTGTTATTTGGCCTGATGCGGCAGACGGCGAAGAATGGTTAAACCCAGTAACGCAAGTCACTTACGTTTATAACGGCCCTAAAAAGCAGTGGATCAACGTTAATGGTGGCATCGTTAGCGTTCAGGACAAGCCACCTCAGACACCACAGACAGGTTCGCTTTGGTTTGACACCGAAGACGATGAGTTAACGCTTTATTTGTATCAGGGTGATGCGTGGGTGCCTGCTGCACCACCGGTAAGTATTGATGGCATTAACGCAACGATTGAAGCGGCATTAGTTGTTCAAAACGATTTGCTTGACCGCGTGCAGGCGGGCGAGACAGAACAAAACAGGCTCAAGCTTGATTTAGAAGAGCTGCAGGTCACAAAAGGCAGCGTTGCCCGATACAAAATCACGGCGACCAGCATTGGCGCGGCTTCCCGCAACGGCGAACTGTACGTCATGAGCCCCAATGCGGCAGACGTGCAGGCAATGAGTTTTGCCCCGTTTGACCTAAACGGGCAACCGATTAAGCCATGCAACCCTGGCGACATTATCGAGCTTGTCGAGGCAGTAGCACTAGCAGATATTGGTGAAGTCACCCGTTACCGCATTATTTCTGGTGACTCAAACGCCCTCACCGTTGAATACCTAAGCGGCACAAACAATTTTGAAGTAGACGAAACCCAAGAGGTTTAT